TACGCACGTGATCGAACCGTTTGAGATCCCGACGAGCTGGCAGATCTTCAGGAGCTTCGACTTCGGGTACAGTAGACCTTATTCGTGCGATTATTGGGCGATAGATTACGACGGCAGAGCATATCTGATACTCCAAAACTACGGCTGTACGGGCGAACCTAACGAGGGCGTGAAAAAAAACCCATACGTGCTGTTTCCAGAGATCGCGCAGATGGAACGCGAGCACCGATGGCTGAAGGGGAAGCACATCATCGGCGTGGCGGACCCGGCGATATGGGACGCGAGCACAGGACCCAGCACGGCGGAGGTCGCGGAGATGAACCACGTGTACTTTGATCCGGGCGATCACGCGCGGAATCCGGGCTGGATGCAATGTCATTACAGGTTTACGTTCGACGAAAACGGGCGGCCGATGGTGTACTTTTTTAATACGTGCAAACACGCGATCCGCACGATCCCGCTGCTGACGTACAGCGAGACGGTGCCGGAGGATCTGGACACGGACGGCGAGGACCATTTTGCGGACAGCATGAGGTACTTTTTTATGAGTAGGCCGATTGCGCCGCGAGTAACGCATAAAAAAGAGAGCTTGGCGGTAAGCGATCCGCTCAACCTCTCCAGACAGTAAGCGTATCACGGCCTTGAGCCGTTGATATAGATAGACGCCCCGGAGAGACGGGAGACAAAGGAGGAGCTATATGCTCAGACTGCATTTACAGCTTTTCGCGGACGGCGCGGGAGAGACCGGCGCGGGGAGCGCAGCGGCAGGCGGGATTGACTTTGAGGCGGAATTTCAGAGGCAGTTCGGCAGATCATCGGGAGTCGCCGCACCGAAAAAAGCCGAGGCACAGGAAAAAGCGCCGGAACCGGACGCGGGGAAGGGACAAGCAGCGGGTGACGAGGCGCATGAGACCACCGAGGCGAAAGCGCAGACGCCGGAGGAGGAAGACGCGGAATTCCGAGCGTTTGTGAAGACGCACAAAGGCGCGAGTCAGCGTTGGTCGCAGGGCATGCTTAATGACCGATTTAAAACGCATAACGCGCGGGTGGCGGAGCTGGAAAACCAGCTTGCAGCATACAAAAAGGCGTATGCCGGGTACGCGCAGAAGCTGGGCGTGGATCCAAACGATCCGGCGGCAATTGAAAAAGCCGTGCTGGATGATAAATCCAACTTCCGTGCGATGGCGATTGAGCAGGGGATATCCGTGGAGGAGGCCGCGAGGCAGTTCCAGGCGCAGCAGGCGCAGGCGGCGCAGGCACAGGACGCGCAGGCGGCGCAGCAGCAGCTTGCCGAGCAGGCGGAAATGCAGAGGCGGCAGGCGATCTACGACGGCTGGCGACAGGAGGAGGCGGAGATCCGGAAAACGGACCCGGACTTTGACCTCGCGGCGGAGATCGCCGGAAACGCGGAATTCGCCAAGGCGCTGGACGCCGGGCTGGGCGTGCGGTTTGCGTATAACGCGACGCATTTTGACAGCCGGATGGCGGCGGTAGCCGGAGCCGTGGAAAAGCAGACGGCGATCAGCACCGCGCAGCGCATAGCGGCGCAGCAGCACCGACCTGTAGAGGGCGGGCTGGGCAGCGGCGCAGCCGTGAAACAGACCAAGGTGGACTACGCATCTCTCCCACAGGATCAGTTTATGGAGCTGTTTAAAAAATCACTCCAGAGATGAGAGAGAGGAGAAATCATATGGATGTCAGAATTTTCGGAAACAACGCCCTGCAGCTTTTCGGCGCGGGCGACGTTGTAAACTACGGCGGCGACGGCACCGCGGCGAACGCGGGCCAGTATGACGTCAACAACAACAGCAGAGTCACTCCCTACGGCACGCTGGCGCCGGAGATCAAGAGCTTTTACGACACGGCGCTGATCCGCCTTGCCGGGCCAAACCTTGTGCACGATCAGTTCGGCCAGAAACGACCGATCCCGCAGGGAAACGGCAGGACCGTGGAATTCCGCCGCTTCAGTAAGCTGCCCAAAGCGCTGACGCCCATCACCGAGGGCGTGACGCCGACCGGCAACAAAATGCGCGTGACCGCGATCAACGCCGCGCTGAATCAGTACGGCGATTACATTGAGCAGACCGATCTGCTCAACCTGATCGCCATCGATCCGGTAAAATCGGAAGCCGCGACCGAGCTTGCCGATCAGGCGGGCGCTACGCTGGACACCGTGGTGCGCGAGGTGCTGGTGGGCGGCACGAACGTGATGTACGCGCCGAGCGTATCCGGCAGCACCGTGACGCCGGTGACCAGCCGCTCCGCGATCACCTCCGCGTGCAGACTGCGAATGAAGGACGTGTTCCTTGCGGCCGCGGAGCTGGCGGCCGTGAACGCGCCGAAGATCAACGGCAATTACGTGGCGATCATCCATCCCTATATCGCCACGGACCTGATGACCGAGGCTGGCGACGCATGGATCGACGTGCACAAATACAAAAATCCCGAAGCTATCTATAACGGCGAGATCGGCACGCTGGCGGGCGTACGCTTTGTTCTGAGCACCGAGGCCAAGGTATGGGGCCCCGACGTGATCGCTGACGGTCTGAGCAGACTGACCGTATCGGATAACGCATCCTCGGCGGCGACGACCGTGTACGTGACCGGCGAGCTGACCGCCGCGGCGAGCTGCTCGATCCCGTGTTACATTAACGGAGTAGCCAACACCATCACGGCGATCACGCCCGGCACCGGCAAGACGGCGCTGACCGTGACCGCGCTGAGCGCCAACGTATCCGCGGGCGCGACGGTGTGCGGACAGGGCGGCGGCACCGACGGCAGCGCCGTGTTTGCTACCATGTTCCTCGGCGCCAACGCATACGGCTCGACAAGCCTTGAGGGCGGCGGACTGGAATACATTGCCAAGCAGCTCGGCTACGGCAACGATCCCCTGAACCAGCGCTCCAGCCAGGGCTGGAAAGCCACCAAAGGCGCCGTGCGTCTGGTGGAGGAATACATGATCCGGTATGAATCCGGCTCGGAATTCAGCGATCACGCGGAATCCAACTAACCAACGGGGCCGCCGTGCGGACGTGACAGAATGCGCGGCGGCTCTGCAGCAATAGAGAGGAGCAAAAAAAATGGCACTCAAAAAAGACGCAAAACCGGAGAACAGCGTGCCGGTGTTTATCCCGAAACTGTGCAAGGGCGACGACGAGCGGTACGTGGCGGTCAACGGCAGACGCATCCTTGTGCAGACCGGCAAGACCGTGTATTTGCCGAAGGAATTTGCCGAAGTCGTGCTCAATTCGCAGGCGCAGGACGAGGCGGCGCAGGCGTACATTGATTCCATCAGCACCTGAGAGAGGAGGCGGCGCTTGGCGCTGCCTTTTGTCGGTAACCGGAGGAAATGCCGGTCAGCGACAAGAGGCAGACAGGAGGAGCTTATGATCACGGTACGATACAAGGACACGGGACGGAAGCGGCGGCTGATCGTGGAGGGGCACGGCGGCGGCGTGGCGGGCGCGGACATCTTTTGCGCGGCGGCGAGCACGCTGGTGATCACACTGGAGAGCACGCTGGAGACCTATCACATCAAGCACTTTCGGGATATACGGGACGGTTTTGCGGAAATCAAATGCAATAAACCGGAGAGCCGGACGGTGTTTTATACCTGCATGTGCGGGTTTTATACCTTGGCGCAGATGTACCCGGAGCATTACAAGGTGGAGCAATAGGAGGAGTTATGGCGAAAATCAAACGGGACGATATACTGGCCGCGGCGGACACGTGGCACAAATATAAGGACGGCAAGCGGCTTCTGGAGGAGCGAATCACGGAAAACGAAACGTGGTTCCGCATGCACCACTGGCGGTATATGCGGGACGGGAAACGCACGCAGACCGGGTGGACGTTTGCCGCAATCATCAATAAGCACGCGGATTTTATGGATAACAAGCCGGAGGTAAGCGTTTTGCCGCGCGAGAAAAGCGATGAGGATACCGCGCAGAAGCTGACCGAGATCCTTCCGGTGATTTTGAAGCGCGCCGGATGGGAGGAGAGCTATGACCTCGCCATCTACGATAAACTGAAGAAAGGCGCGGAGATCTACGCGGTTTTATGGGATCCCAAGGCCGAAAACGGGCTGGGCGGCGTGAGGATCCCCAGGATCGACGCGATCAACCTGTATTGGGAGCCGGGCGTGCGCGAGCTTGAACAAAGCAAATACATCTTTTTGACCGAGATGATCGACCACGAGGAGCTGATCGACGCGTATCCAAATATCAAAGATCTGAAAACGCGGTTGAGCGCGCCGGCAGAGGACGTGCCGAAATATTTGTATCAGGAAAACGTGGACACCAGCGGCAAGAGCGTGGTGATCAATTGGTATTATAAGCGCAGGGGCGTGCTGCATTACTGCCGGTTTGTGCAGGATATCATATTGTTTGCCAGCGAAAACGAGCCGGGCTACGAAAACGGCTGGTACGCGGACGGGCATTACCCGTTTGTAATGGAGCCGTTGTTCCCGGAGCCGGAAAGCCCGCACGGCTTCGGCATCATCGACGTGGCGCGGGACACGCAGGAGGATATCGATCAGCTCAACGAATTGGTAATGAAAAACGCAAAAATCGCGGCGCGGCGGCGTTTCTTCGTGCGGCAGGACGCGGAGATCAACGAAGAGGAATACGCGAATTTTGACGGGGATTTTGTGCATTTTTCCGGGAATCTGAGCGATCAAAGTCTGAAGGAGATCGGCAGTGACAATCTAAGCGGCACATATGTGGCGATACAGGAAAACAAAATTGCGGAGCTAAAGGAAAATACGTTCAATAGGGACGTGAATTCCGGCGGCGCGGGCAATTCCGGGCAGACGGCGGCGGGCATTGCCGCATTGCAGGAGAGCGGTTCCAAAAGCTCCAGAGCGGCGATACAGACCAGCTACAGGGCGTTTGAACGCGTGGTGGAGCTGGTGATCGAGCGTCTGCGGCAGTTTTACACTGTACCGCGGGTGTTCCGTATTGTGGGCGACGACAAGGCCGTGCGGTTTGAGGAGTTCAGTAACGCCGGGCTTGTGGATATCCCCATCGACGGTGGGATCGAGGAGGATTTCGGGACCAAGGAGCCGGTATTCGACCTCGATATCAAGGTCAGCAAGAGCAATGCGTGGAGCCGACAGGCCCAAAACCAGGACGTGATGAATTTTTACGGCATGGGTTTCTTCGATCCGAGACAATCCACGCAGGCGCTCGCCTGCCTGGAAGTGCTTGATATAGACAACAAAGACAAGCTCATTGAAACGATCAAAAAGAACGGCCTGAAGGAGCAGTTTATAGCGCAGTTCCTGCCGTTGCTTATACAGGCCTGCGCGGACCCGAATATGGCTATGGCGGCGATGCAAGCGGCGCGGGCTGCGGGGCTGATCGAGGCGCCTGAGATGGGCGCGCCGGTACAGAACAGACCGGGCATGGCGGCGGAGACGGACGTCAACGGCGGGATCAAGCGGGCGAACAATTATATGGACCGGCAGCGCGCCGTGGCGATGGACCGGACGGCGCCGAGAGCATAGGAGGAGAGAGATGACGGTACAGGACGTGATCAGCCGGGTGCAGGCGATCCGGCAGCCGGGGATCGGAGAGATGGAGCTGCTGCAGATAATCAACGACGTGGAATGGGAGATCGAGCGGAAAATCATCCATCCGCGCAGCGCGACGCCGGAGTTTACGGGGTATACAGACGCGGACATGGACACGGTGCTAAAGGCGCCGCGGCCGTTTGACAACATCTACGTCATCGGCTGCCTGCGGGAGATCGACCGGCGGGAAAATCAGGTGACGAATTTTAACAACAATGAGAGAGAGTATAAGGAGATCCTTGGCGAGCTGGCGGCGTGGTGGGTGCGTAACAACAGGCAGTGCGCGCCGAACGTGCACAGCCGGTGGTACGGAGTGTAGAGATGGCGTATAAAGAGTATCCGAAAAACAACAGATACAGCGTGCAGCAGTTTTACGGAATCCGGGACAAAGAGCGGATCGGGGACGGATGGTGGCAGGATATGCGCGACATGACGGCGGACGAGTATCCTGTAGCCATGGTGCGCGCGCCGCGGGCGCTGACGGCGTTCTATGACGCGCCGACATTGATCGGATGGGGAGCAGCCGATTCCGGTTACAGCCCGGAGACCGGCAGCTACGTATTTGCTGCAGTGCCGCAGAGCACGCAGACGCCGCAAACGCCGTTTGCGATCCGATTCAAAAACGGAGGAGATGAGCTGCGGCTGACCGTGACAAAAGTCACGAATAAGGTGGTCATGGATACAGCGGCGCTGGAGCTGGCGTGCGAATTCCATATCAACCAGCACGTGAGTTACGCGACGGCGAAAGCGTTTGTTTTAAGGCAGGGGACGACGGCGGATATACCGACCAAAGCCATGCTGCCGGGACGCGCCGTAGACGCGGTGGTTGTGGACGGGCAGATGATCGTTGCGACGGACGCGGGCTACCTTGCCGGGGACAACATACTGTACGTGGGGCAGGGTCTGCGGCAGATCGCGCGGATCGGGCGGCAGATCTACACAAATACGGGCGTGCTGACGGACGACGGACTGACGGCGGCGCAGCAGACGCTTATCAATATCGCGGGGGCGGCGACGGTAACGCTGTGCGACGCGGACAGCGTGGACATCACGGTGCAAACGACGGTGCCTGCGACGCCGAGCGACGGGAATTACTATTACGATACTGTAAAGCAGGGATTGTATCGCTACAGCGAGCTGCTCGGCGAGTGGGTAGGCGTCCCTGCCTGTTACACAAAACTGACATTTACGGGGACGGCGCCGGATCTGAGCGGAATCGAAGAGGGCGACGCGCTCCGGGGGATGATCTGGGAGACATATTCGACGGACGAGTTTTTGCGGTTTGACGGCGCGGCGCTGGTGCGGGCTGCGGACAATACGGGGCACGTGCTGATACTGAATACGATGCTCACAAATATGATCGAGGATCAGGTGCGGGTGGAGCTGCGCAGGCGCATGCCGGTGCTGGACTACATATGCGAGCACGATAACAGGGTGTTCGGCTGCCGGTACGGGCTCAACGACGAGGGGGAGTTTGTCAACGAGATCTATGTGTCGGCGCTCGGCAAACCGGCTCGGTGGTTCAGCTATGAGGGGATCTCAAGCGACAGTTTTACGGTAAGCGTTGGCGAGCCGGGCGCGTGGACGGGGTGCTGCAGTTGCGGCGACGTGGTGTTCTTTTTTAAGGAAAACAAGATATTTGTTATGGCGGGCGGCGCGCCGGGAAGCTACAGCCTGCACGATTACGACGGATACGGCGTACAGGCGGGCAGCGAAAAAAGCCTGACGGTGATCGAAAACGCGGCTTATTATAAGAGCAGCCACGGCGTGAGGAGGATTATACCGTACAGCTATCCAGTGGTGATCGGGGACGATCTGGGGGAGGACAAGTGGACGGACGCAATCGGCGGTACCGACGGGCGGAAATACTATATCTCCATGGCCGACGGGGAGGAGCGCAGCCTGTACGTGTACGACACAGATGCAAGGCTGTGGACGCGGGAAGCGGAGCCTGACGGACTGTGTCTGATGATCCCATATAAAAACAATCTGCTGGCTGTGGGGTGTGACAGGAACACGACGCTGTGCGGCGTGGAGCTTGTGTACGATGACGTGAAAAGCGCGGCGGCGAAAACGACAAGCCCGACGACATGGTACGGAAAGCACATATACACGCAGTTGATTCTGGGGCTGAAATTGTCAGAACTTATGACGTTAATGAGCGCGCAGAGCGTAGACGCGCTTGTTACGGCGCTGGAAGCCAGCAGCGCGATGTTTATAAAAGCGGAAAAGACGTACTGCGCGGACGTGGATTATACGTACATCAACAGCGACAGAACGACCGACGTCAGGCCGGTAGGCAACGTGTACGCGTTGAGCGACAACGTGCTGGTCAAAACGGCGCTGGCGGCGGAACTGGAAACGGAACCGGCGTTTGCGTGGTACGCGGAGAGCGGGCTGATGGAGCTTTCGTGGCCGAACGAAACGCGCGTTCGGATCATACAGATCCGCGCGAAGACGGCGGACAGATTCCGGGTGCGGATCATGTACGACGACGACGGGGAGTGGCATGAGCTGCGCGATGAGAACAGAGGACATAAAGGCAGTTACCGGGTAGCGTTTACACCGGCGCGCAGGTGCGATACCTTCCGGCTGCGGTACGACGGTACCGGCGCGGCAGTGATCTACAGCGCTGACGTGCTGACCGAGGACGCGGGAGACTTTGTATAAGGGGAGGAGCAGGATGTATATTAACATACCGAAAATGGAGGAGCTGACGCCGAGCATGCAGGCGCGGGAGACCGAGCGGGTGCTGCGGGAGATGCAGATTAAGGTCAACACGGAGCTGGAGGATCTCCGGCGGACAACGACGGAGCGGCTGAATCAATTGGAGGCGATGATTAATGCGTAGATTCAAGGACGGGTTAGAATTCAACGACGCGGTGTATAACGGCGAACCTAATGTAATGCGGAAGGGACCGTATACAGAAGGAGACGCGCTTACGAAAATGCAGCCTGCGGTGCTCACACAGGCCGCCGCGAACGCGGTGAACGCGGCGAACAGGGCGATTACAGGCCAAGCCGGAGGAGCGGCGACAGGGACGCCGCAAGGGCTTGCCGCAGGATACGCGGCGAACATGGCGGCGGCGAACAAGGCGCTGGAGGATTACCGCAACGGGCAGTTTAACTACGATTTTAACGTGGATCCGACGTACCGGCAGGCGCGGAACGCCTATATGGAGCAGGGGCGGCTGGCGGCGCGGGACGCGGCGGCGAACGCGGCGAGCCTGACAGGAGGGTATGGCAACAGCTACGGGACGATGGCGGCGCAGCAGCAATATAACGCGGCGCTGCAGAGAGTTAACGACATTATACCGGAGCTGGAGGCCAATGCGTATAACAGGTACCGCGACGAACAGAATCAGAAGCTCACGCTGAGTCAGATGTACCTGGATATGGCGAACCGAGATATGCAAATGGCGCAGCTCGGCGCGCAGTACAACGATTATTCCGGGCTCAACGGGCTGGGGATCGATACGAGCGAGTACGAGAGCAAGGAGCAGGCGGACCGTGAGTGGGAGCTCATTATGCGGAACCGGCAGCAGGAGGAATGGACGCAGGAGGACGAAGCGAGAGCGATCCAGATCGCGCTGCAAAAAGCGCAGTATAAAGACTATTCCGCGCTGGAGGAGCTGGGCTGGGATATGAGCAGCCAGAAGCAGCAGGATCTGCTGGATGAGGCCATCCTGCGTGCGCAATACAACGATTACAGCCTGCTCAAGGAGCTGGGCTTTAACACGGATCTTCTGGAGGCGCAAAAGGCCAAGGCGATGGCGGCGGCTTACGGGTACGGCGGCAGCGGCGGCTCGGGAAGCGGCAGCGGCGGATACGGAGGCGGATACGGATATACCTCCGGTGCGACGTCGGCAACGGCAAACGATAAACTTTCGCGGCTGGCGGGCTGGGTGACCGACAATAAAAACGCAGGGAGCGCGCAGACGGCAACGACGGCGCAGGCGGGCGCGCAGATCGATTTTGTAAAGCAGACCTACGGCTTTGACCGGGTGGAAAAGGTTAACGGCGGGTTTATCGGGTACAGAAACGGTGAGCCGTATACGGTCCGGTATGACGGGACCTACCTCTATGAGCCGATCCCGATGAGATAAGGAGAGCATATTATGCAGCAAAAAAAGATCAAGATGCCGGAGGAGATCTCCGGTGCGAGGATAGAGACGCAGAAAAAGCAGACGGTGGCGCAGACCGGACAGAGCCTGACGAGCGGGTATATGCAGACCGCCGCGCCGAGAGGCAACCGGGTGGCGATGCCGAGCAATATAGCAGACGTGCCGCAGACAGCAATGCCTGCGGCTTCGCCTTTGCAAGTGGACGAAAAGAGTGGTCTGAGCTTTAATGTGCGCGACAAACTGAAAAAACTGGCGCAGCCTCGCTCTTATTATTACGAGCAGGAGAGCGGTAAGGTCCGGGAGATGTACGCTCCTGCGGCGGGCGTAAACGACCTTCTGAAAAAATACATAAAAAACAAATACGGATATGACGCGGACGATGAGGACGTATACAGCCTGCTGACAGGCACAAAAAACAGCAAGGTAGGAAAAAAAGTGTATACGGTGACGACGAGGGCAAACGGAAGCATACCGTCAGAAACCTATATCACGCAGAATCAAGCGG